GTGGCCCGGCACTTGGCAATCTGGCTGTTCCAGTTCACGGCCGGCAGCCGCGCCGCGCCGGTCATATTCTGCAGGCCGTAAAACCATTGGCCGTTGTAGCGAATGCCGCGCAGCACATTGTAAATCTGCACCGCCGGCAGCTGATCGCCGTCGCCGCCCCATGTGGACGGCGTGCTCCAGCGCTGCGCGCCCGAACCGCCGTTGGTGGAATCCCGGCTCGGGTCATAGAGCGGGATGCCGCTCAAGACGAACTTGAAGCTCGGGAAACCGGAAAACAGCTTCTCCTCGACCAACGAGGTGCAGATCGCATAGCAGACCCCGGTCCCGACCCGGGTCGCCGGGTACGGCCGGTCGACCGAGCCGACGCTGGCGACCAGAAACGGGTCGGCCGCGACTTGGGTGCCGTCGTAGTATTTGATCCAGAGGTGATCGGTGCTGGCGTAGCCGAGAGCCCCGATCGCGACGCGGTACTTGTCGACCGGCGCGCCCATCGCGGTGGCTTCGCCGCTCAGCAGCGTCACCTTCTCGCCGTCGACCCAGACCTCCAGCAGAAACTCGCGCGGCAGGTCGGACAGCGCGATCACCTGCGTCAAGTAGGCATTCGGGGTCGGGGCGTCGGCGCCGGGGGCGACCGTCTGGCCCCAGTAATTGGCGTACACCAGCGAGCCGGCGGTGAGATGCATCCCGAGGCCGAAACTGCGCGGGATATCGCCACCGCTGGCGAGCGTGCCTTGGGTGCCAAAACTATCCTGCTTGGTGGTGTCCGCCGGCTTGCCGCTCAATGCCTTGGCGACGTAGTTGAGCCCGATCGCGACCGCACTGGAGACCGCGAGGTTGGCGGCAAACGCCGCCGCGACGGTGAAGAACCCCGCCTCGACCCCCAGGAACGCGGCGATGCCGAGCGAGGTGAAAATAGCCATCGGTTACAGCGCTTTCAGGAAATGGACCTCGGCGACGTTGTAGCCGCGCCGGCGATACAGCTTGGCGACCTCGGGATCACTGCCCATCCCGGCCATGCCGACGAATTCGCAGCCCTGCCCGCGCGCCCACTCCTCATAGGCATCCAGCATCTTGACCGCGGCGAGCCCGCGATAGAGCGGTTCGATCCACCATAGCGTCTCGCGCGCCAGCCAGACCTCGCAGTACGGGTGCTCGGCCGCGACCGCCATCAGCAGGCCCTGGGCGGTGCCCTCGACCTCATGCACGAGGCAGAGCGCGCGCGGCCATTCCAGATGCGTCAGAAACAGCCGTTCGGCATAGGCTGGATCAAACGCAAACGAGAACCCGGTGATGCCGTCCTTGAGATCGAACTCGGCCCCGGTACGGGAATGTTCCAGCAGCGTGATGGCGCGGGTCTTGTCGCTGGCGACCGCCGGCCGGATCATGACCGCAGCAGCCGGCCGCCGGTCGGATTGGTCGTCGATCGCACCGCACCGCCGGCCCTTCCCCAAAATTGCTGCCAGCCGCCGACCACGGCGCTATCGACAAAGAAATCATCGCTGGCCAGCCGCAGCCGCTGCGAGGGGTCCGAGCGGGTGTCCGGGTTGGTCCGGGTCAGCTCCGCGGTGTTCGAGGTGCAGGTCAGCGTGACGTCGCCAGAGTCGTTCTCCCGTGGCGTGGTGATCGGCGCCTCGTCGATGGTACCGAGAAACCGCGCCGTCGCCGGCGCCACCATGGTGCGGCTGACCGGATCGAACAGACCGCGATAGATTTCGATCCTGCCCTGTTTGCAGTCATAGCCGCGCACCAGATTCTGCACCCGATCGGCGACCTGCGACAGGGTCACGGAGATGTTCGAGACCGTGATGGTCGAGACCAGCGCGATGTCGCTGATCTTGATCAGCGAGCCGGCGCCGGCCCAGCTTCGGGTCACCACGCCGCCGGTATCGGGGTCGATGATCTGCGCCGAGATGGTGCCGACGTCGCTCCAGTAGCCATCGGTGACCGCCGCCCCGGTGGTGCGGTCCCTGACCACGAACCAGACGAAATCGCGCGGCATCAGGCGCCGGTTCTGCAGCGCGGTATAGCTGGCGCCGTCCAGGTCCCTCATAGCCGCGCCTCGATCGCCGAAAACGACACGGTGCCCCAGCCGCTGAGCTGGGCATCGGACGAGACCGAGCCCGGCACGAGGCACATCAAGCAGGCCGGCTGTTTGACATGAATCGGCTTGGTGACGGTGACGTCGGGCCACAGATGCGGCCGCACCTCGAATTGCGGTGTGGTGCCGCCCGCCGCGGTCGCCGCCTCCATCACCTGATGCAGGTCACGGCGGGTTCCGACCACGATCGAAAGGTAGTCGCCGACCGCCAAGGCAAAGCCGGCCGGCAGCGCCGACAGCGTGATCGCCTTGCGGTTGGCATTGATGCTCGCGAGGTTGCCGGTCAGGCCGCTGAACGAACCGCCGGTCGGCCATGATCCGTTGGGATAGGTCTGCGGGTAGCACCTCGACATCGGATAGCCCCAGAACGTGGCTAGGCCGTTCTCCAGTGCGTTCAATTTGGCCCGCCACTGATCGAGGGCGTTCGGTTTTAACACCCGGCTGGCGGCCCGCAGCTGCCACAGCGGGCTTCCCATGTCCTTGACCAGCACCCGGCCCGACGCCTGCACCGACTGCTCCTGGCGCCAGCGCAGGTCGAACCCGGTGGTCCAGCCGGGCCACGTCGGCAGCAGGTCAAACGGTTCGGTCAGGGCCACTGTCGATCCTTTCCGTCAGCGCGATCCAGTTATCGCCCGGATTGAGGCCCGCCGCCGCCAGCGCCGCCCGCGCGTCCGCCAGCGAGAAGCAGATCATCACGAGTTCGCCATGGACGGCGACCAGATAGGTTTTCGCCGCCGCCTCGCGCAGCGCCATCTCACAGTCCAGCAGCGTCGCCGACTTGTTGTCGCGCAGAATCGCTTGCAACACACCGCGGATCGTCGCCGCGTCGCGACAGCGTTCCGCCAGCAGCAGATCGCGGCGTTGCTCATTGCTCAGCGGCATCGGGCTTCACCTTGGCTTTCACCGCGATTTCCATATTGCCGCAGCGCGGGCAGAACGGCTGACCCTTGGCCGCCCGCGCCAACGTCAGATCGCGGATCGCATGGCAGCCGACGCAGCGCACCGTAATTTTTCCGGATGACATGGCTATAGCCCCGGCACCCGGCCGCGGCGGGCCTGCTGGATGGTTTGCACGGTCCTTGTGGCGAATGATGCCCGGTCGGCTTCCAGGATCTGCGCCAGCCGAGCTACCGCGTCAACGCTGGCGCCACGGGCGTCGATCGCCGGCGAATACACGATCGAGCCGCCGGACCCGCCCTGCAGCACGTCATTCGGGATCACCTGCGCGCCCCGCGGCAGGTTGACCAGTTCCGGCCCCTTCTCGCCAACCAGCGTCATGCCGCCCGCCGCGTAATTGGTGCCGCCCGCGGCGTGGCCGATGCCGCCCGCGCCACCGCCACCACTGAACAGCCCGCTGAGCAGCGAACCAAACGGCGATAACCCGCCGCCGGCGCCCGATTGGAATGGCGCCATCACCGCGGCATTGATCGCCATCTTGGCCAGGGTCTTGAGCAGCGACGCCAGCACATCATTGAGCGCCTTGCCTTCGAGGATCGCATCGCTAAACGCGCTCGACAGCGCCGAGCCGATCTGCTGGCTGGCGGCGTTGAGCTGCTGCATCCGATAGGCGGCTTCGGCATGGGCCTGCGCCACCTTGCCGGCCTGCTCGGCCTGCACCTCCATCGCCAGCCGCATCTCTTCGTCGACCGTGATCTTGTCCTTTTCCGCAGCCGTCAAAAGCTGCGTCATCGTCTTGGCCTCTTCCTGCTTGGCGATGCCCAGCCCCATCACCTTGGTGTCGGCCTCCATCAGCGCCATGCGCTTTTCGATCTGTTCGCTTTGCTTCGCCAGCGCGTCGGTATCGTCACTGATCACCTTGGCGCGAGAGGGCAGCCGGGCGTCGCTGGACTTCGGCCGATCGGCGTCCGCTGGCCGTGCGCCCGGCAGCGGCACCTTGCCGCCGGGGAACGCGGTCATCGCTTCGGCCAGACCGGCTGCCGCCTTGGCTTTCTCGACCTCCCGCAGCTCTTCCGCCAGTTCCACCGCCTTGACGCGCGCCGCTTCCAGATTGGCGATGATTTCCGGGTCCGGATTCGCCTTGGCGCGCTGCGACGCCAGCACCCGATCGAGCTGTGCGACATCCTGCGCCATGCCCAGCTGCGAGGCGTTCACCACCTGCATCGCGTCCGAGAGCTTGCGCGCTTCCTCGGACGCCTGCCTTATTTTTTCGCCGATTGGCGACTGATCGAGGGTCGTGGAAAAGTCGACCGCCTTCGCGATCAACTCACTAAACCAGCTACCGACGTTGATCAGCGCCGACTTGAACTGGATCGAGAAGCTGTTGATCGATCGATTCCACGCCGCATCGAATTCCTGCGCCCGCGCAATGGTCTGCTTATCGATCACGGCGCCGGCGTCTTGCGCCTTTGCGGCCAGATCATTGAACGCCGCACTGCCACCCCGTAAGGCTTGCACCCAATCCTCGGTGAGGCCGGCCATTTTCGCCGCCTCGACCTTTTCCGGCATCGAACGAAACTTGTTGAGCAGATCGGCGGTGATCGCCAGCATCTGGTTGAGCTTGACCACCTCGCCGTTGCGGTCCTTGTATTTGATATTGTTGGCGTCAAGCAGCCGGGTCAGCGAATTCTCGTTTTCCTTGGCGTCGGACAACAGCCGCGACATATTGCGCAGACCGGCGACCGCCTCCTCGGATGAAACGCCGCCTTTCTGCGCGGCGAAGGTCAGCTCCTGAAATCGCTCGACCGAAACCCCGGCATATTCGGCGTTCTTGGCGATCTCGGCCAATTCGGCGCTGATCGATTTTAGCGCCGTCAGCGCCGCGCCGAGCGCTGCCGCCGCCCCGGCGCCGAACGCGGTCAGACTGGTCAGACTGATGCCGGGATTCAGCTTGGAAAACGACGACTCAATTTTCGACACCGACTCGTCGGCGATCGCGCCGGCCTGATCCATGTCCTTCTGAAACTGATCGAGCCGGGCGCCGACCTGGACGACGAGATCATTGGCCATTTGTGTGCCTTCTCACCAGCTCATCGAACTCGTCGTTCGACATCGGCTGCAGCACGGTGTCGCCGCCGTTAGCCTTGTTGAAACCGGCCACCGCCACGCCGAGCTGCCAGAACGACAGCCGATCGACCTCATAGGGCTTATAGCCTAATGCCGCACCGGTGCCGTAGAGGGTGCTGAATCGGATCGGCTTGGTTCCGTCGGCGTCGTCTCCGTCTTTTTTTTTAACTCGATTTCATCGTCGGGCGCCCCGATCAGGCCGGCCTCCAGCACCTTGAACGCCGTCAGATTGTGCGCATAGGGCGGCGTCTCATCGAAATAATTCATCAGCTTGCGATGCGCCTGCGCGATGCTTAGACCGCCGCCGACCAGCCCGATGCGCAGGATGTCGCGAACGTCATCCGGCCAAGCGTTGCCAGCGCGAACATCCTTGAGCAGCGTCATCGGCCCGATCACCTCCAGCCCCATCGCATGGCGCCGGCCATTGACCTTCTCCTGCAGCTCGCGCCACGCCCTGATCGCGTAGCGAAAGCGGTTCTCGCCATCGCCCCACACCAGCGTGATCGAGCCATCGGCGCTCATTTCTTCAACACCACCGCGCCGCGGTGACCGTGCGAGCTGGTAAACCCGCCGTTGGAATAGTTCTGCGACCGCAGCGCCCGCACTCGGTTGTTCTCCTCCAGCGTCCGTTCCATCGTTTCGCGAAACTGTTCCTGCCCGGCCTGCTTGTAATCGCGGTAGCTGACATAGAAGAACGGTTCGGAGCCCATCTTGGCAGTGCCGAACTCGACGAAGTGGGCGTAGTCCACCGTTACCCCGGCGCCACCGGCCTTGCGCTTGATGCCCTTGGTATCGCCGCTGCCGATCTTGACCTCACGCTCATAGCCGGCGGTGCGCTTGTATTGCCGCGTCGTCGACTTGCCGCCGCAGCGGATCAGAAACGACACTCTCATCAATTGTCCACGCAAGCCAAAGGCGCCTTTCTGCGTGACGTCCTGCTTGCGAATTGAATCGCGCAGCGCGCCCGTGATCACCGGCGCCCGCGACCGCATGTTTTCGATCACCTCGTCGGCGATGTTCGAAACCGTGTCGTGATAGTTGTCGGCGACGTTCTTGGTCAATGACAGCATATCGGCCTTGAATCGCGCCACGCTCGGATTGTACGGCATCAAGGCACCGACACCCAGAGCACCGCGCCGGAATTGACCAGCGTGGCGTCGAGCGTCACCTTCTCGCCTCGGGTGCCGCCATAGCGCAGCGACGACAACACGAACGCGCCGAGCCAGTGACCGAGCGCCGGGGCGTCGAGCTTGATCTGCACATTGCGGATATCCGCGCTCTGGAACCAGTCGTTCCAGATGTTGAAGCTCTCGACCGCCATCACCCCGGTACCGGTGACCTGCGCCGACAGCGCATTGATGTCCTTGGCTTCCCACGCCGGCGCTTCCGGATCATCGCAGTCGGGGATCAGCGTGGTGTTGGTCGAGGCGGTGAAGTCGACGCCCTGCGAGGTCAGCCCGCACGGCGCGGCGAACGTCTCCGGCGAGGCGCCGTCACCGAGCAGAATATAGAGTTTGGTACCGGGGATAACGGTTGGTTGGGCCATTGCATTTCCTCCTTACAGAACAACGCCGGGATTCTGAATGTCGACCGCGATCACGCTGGCCGATTTCGCCAGCCCGATCAGACAGACGTTCATGCCGCTGACGACGTCGGCGCGCGGGCAGATCGTGCCGGTGGCCGCCGTCGACAGAAAGTAATCCGTGCCCGGGACCACCGTGGCGCCGATCGTAATGTCGCCCGAGGTCAATAGATCGACCGGCTGGTTCAACGCCGCATTGTTCAAGGCGATGCCGGCCGGCTTGCGCGCGTTGACGTCGGTGGCGTTGTTATCGCATTGCAAATATTTGCCGGTGGTGCCGTCCTTATAGATCAATTGGCCGGCGGTGATGGCGACGCCGGCGGTGCCGCTGGCGCGTTGCGCGTTGGCCCCGGCGATCACGTTGGCGGGAACGATAGTGAGGTCAACCATGGCACTGTTCTCCTGTTGCGAGGTAAATTTTCATATTGGCCAACCTGGGGTGAACCCGGCCGGCACCGCGCCGACAAAGGCGCTAGCACCAAAATTGGCGATCAGCGTATCTGCGCCGCCAAGTTGGAGCGTTGGATAAGCCGTTGTCACATCTGAAATATCGATGCCACCGGCACCCGTTGCCGGATCGCGGCTGGCGTTGTTATTCCAGTTACCGCCAGCCCCGAGTCTAAGCCAAAACAACTTAGCGTCCATGTCTACGGCAACACCAATCACCGTGCCGGATGCGATCGTGCCAAATGAGATGAGGACCGACGGAGTACCTCCCACCGTTAGCGTCTGTGAACCATTGTGGTAAATGCTGCCGAGGCGAATCACGCCACAGTGCCCCGTCGTCACACTGCCGTTGAAAGTCGTGCTTGTCGGTAGCGAACCGAGTGCCAGCCCAACGCCGCTTGAAGTC